CATCAGAGTGCGTCGCAGCAGTTGTGCTGTTCGATGCCCTCGTCACGGTAAGAGTATCGCCTGATATAGCACTAATAGTCATATGTTCGCTATCAACGATTATAAAATCTCCAACAACTAGAGCACTGGCATCATCTACGGGCACTGACGTAGCACTAGTACTAGATATAGCTCCATTCAAAGTCGTTTTGGAAATTGAGCTACCAACCTGGTCAAACATTTCGGCTGAGTCAAGTGTGTTTACTGCCGTAGTATAACTCTCGATATAGTCCGTTGCATACTCCACCTTGATCTCCTCTGTTGTGGAGAGATCCTGGCATTCAATCCGTAAATTGAGTGCCAGCTTATCAACTTCGCTTTGCCCTGCATTGAACCAGGGAGTCTCATGCACCCCTGATGTTGCATAAGCAAAGTCATCTACCTCGCTAGGGTTAATAATGTCCTTTGGAAGATCCATGAAGTACACCACGCCATTAGCTCCCCACCATACCCGATAGGTATTGTATGCGGTACTAACATGCATATCATCAAAGGTCGTACCGGTATCACCTGCTATCCACTTTGTTTCCCACCCTAGCTCGTTATATCCCAATATAGTGCTCGATCCTGTGTCATCAGCCATCACAGAGCTGCCTACATGGCTTTGCCATTGTCTTGATATAGCGTCTGCGGCGACAGCGGCCGCACCTACTTGTGCGTCTATGCCTATTAACAATTCATTGTGACTACCTGCCATAGTACGAATCGCTCCACGCTTATCAGAGGGCAATCCGTCGTCACGGTCAGGCCCAGTGACTGTAACAACCGCAGAATTACTACCATTGATATACTTATACATACCGTTACCGCTAGGGATGTATACTGAATCTCTCCATCTAGTAGTTCCTTTTCCATTATCAGGATGAACTGGCAATGTAAATTGTGTGGCTACCCACATAGCATTATCCGCATCGTGTGCAAATAACCCCTCCGTCGTAGCAGCATAGATGATAGGAACGCCCATTGCATTACGAGCTACAAATAACGCCGTTACGCTATTATCTGGTAGCGGTAACATTGCGTCGTTATACTCTGTGCCTACTGCTGCCGCACTCCAAAGCTGTCCGTCATGGGAGATGCCCCACAACCTGTCGTCCCAGACTGTCAGAAACTTAGTGTCTTGTGTGTCTGTAGTCCACGAAGTGCCGTTAGTGGAATAAGAATAACCAGAACCGCCCGAATCATAGTGAGCCAGTACCAAATATGAAGTGCCACTAGCGTTGGTAAAGACTATGCTGTCTGTAACCGCATCTGTTATACCTGATGTTGTTAGTGCCGATCCCCAGCTATCTCCACCATTGGCATATTTAAATAGCTTAGGCGTAGCTCCTCCTCCACCATTCCACGCTGCATAGACTTCGCCGCCAAATGTCTCAATTGCCCCAACTGTAGCCTGTCCTAAACTGTGTGATGGCGTGTCGGTAGCCGTTGCAAGGTTTGCTAAGACTAAATGATTCTTATAGCGTAGCTGACAGGTGCTAAACCACGCCCTGGTTACATCAGCGGCACCTTCCATGCGGTTAATGCCAATGCCGCCACGCCAATCAGACCAGGCAACGATAGATGAACGTAACTGATCGTCTTTAGATGTATCGCCTATAACAACTTTAGCCGGGTATATAGACGCTAGTGTGCTGCGAATAGGCCGTGTAATAGGATAATACACCCCATTCAGAGAGATTTCGTTGGTATCTATAACCTTGGATGTCATTACTCAACTTGCCTCACATTCACAAGCATGGGTAATGCCCTCCTGGCTCTCTCTGCCTGTGCTGCCCAATACGCACTAAGCTGACGCTTGGCATCAGGGTCTGTAGCAGGCCCACCTGACGTAGATATTAACGCAAGGTTGGTAGCGTTGGCTATAATAAAGTTCTCATCTACCTCGGTAGCTGTTGAGTCACTAGATAGTAATGCAGGCTTATCTCCACCTGTGATCTTGAGTAGCCTGTACCCTACCTCATCCTGTCCGTTACGCACCAGGATCAAGTCACGAGCCTCTTTATCTATTCTCCATAGCCTCCGTGGTAACGTAACCCATTCAGCCGTATCGTTCTCTACTGCTGATATATCATCAATCCATACAGTACAGGCCCCTAAGTCTGAGTCATACTCCAGCCCTACTGATATGATAGCTGTGTCTGTATTTGGGTTAGACAACGCCATCCTAACAAACGTCCATGTATTAGCGGACAGAGCTGGTATACTTAATGTCTCTAAGGGACTACCACATGACGCTGTATCATCCAGCAATAGCTTCAGGTTGCCTGCGCTAGTAGCCACTGTGCTCTTAACCCACATCTCTATGTAGTCATACTTACTGATGTCTTTACTGGTAATGCTGTCAGTAACGAAATCACCTGCTGACGCACCTGCCGCAATAACCATCTTGAGTGACTGCGTGCCCTGCTTCCTGTCCTGAGTGTCCAGGGATTGAGTAAAGTCACCATCAGTCTTTTCGTCAAAGGTTGTGTTGCAGGCATGAATACGAGTCGCGCTAACCTTATCGCGGTACTCAATCTTACGGATCATTGAAATATTAGAGGGGATATCAAACCTAGCTTGATGTCCATCTCCATGTAGCTCAACATTCTCAATGGGATCATATGCATTGCCAGTAACGCTAATGATAGATTGATTAATAAAAGAATCAATAATAGAAGGATTATATGGAGAATCCCATAGTTCATATGTATCACCGGCAACAGTCGAAAATGACAGAGCCTGTCCTAGTGTTAGCCTATAAGCAGATGCTGTATAGTCACTAACAAGCCTGGTTTCAGCACTATCAGAATTACTGGTATCAAAAACAACAACCCACTTACCGTTGTGATTGTCATCACCACCAGTAAATGTTAATGATATTAGCGTGGTTGTTGACCCGGCATCATAAGTAGTACCAGTTTGCATCGCTCCAAGGCTATGACCAATGGACTGCCTTAGTTGCTTGCGAGTTCTCCCTTGTAAAACAGGCATAAGCTACCTCGTTGGTGCTACGGGACCCCGTTGCTCGCGTCGCTGTCTGGCAATATACAACGCTAATGCATACTTTGGGTCCTTTAGCTTATCAGCATTAGGGATCCTGGGTGGAGTCTTTGGGCTGCGCTGGCCATTGCGTACTGGTCGGCCTGCCACCTTAGTAACCACCCTTCTTCTTCTTAGTCACTGGCTTTCCTGTGGCCCTAGAATGCCTCTGAGCCGCGGCTCGGCCCTTAGCGGTGTACGGGAAATGTCTCTTGCCTACTTTTGGCATCTCAGCCCCCTTTCTTGCCTTTGTTATCTTTCTCTTGTGCCTTCTCTAGTTCTGTCCTAACAGATCTTAGTTCTGCATGAGCAGCATCCAGTCGCGCCGTAAGTTCAACAACCGCTCTGTTAAGAGCTGCATTCTGCACCTGTAGTGCAAACTTGGCATCCTGGTTTATAACCTTGCGTATGTCCTCTGCGTTGACCGATACATCAACGCTCGTATTATCCTGTGTCATATTCCTATTTCCTTATCTGATAGTAGATTTGATTGTTCGTACTTTGTCTACGCCTTAAAGCGTAGCTACGAAACTCGTTCAGAGCCTTTCCTATTTCCTTGCGCTCCTCTTGTGTAGGAGCACGCTTCTGATACTTAGTCTTAACCTCCTCAAGGAAGGTTTCTGCTGCCTGTGCCATCATGTCTTCGACATGTGCCCGGCTATCAGACTCATCAGCAAGTACATCTACTCGTTGTTGATGTTCTACGCCAAACTTATCCTTAGCTTTTAACAAGACAGAATACTTGAATATCTTTGTTCCTGTCTCAGCGTTATATCCCACAGGGGCTGCCCCTGATGGAGCTGACCCCTGTGGTGTCCATAACTCATTTATCAATGTCCTAATTCCTTAGTATTATAATTCCTAGTTGCGAATATTCAACATCACGACTTGGTTGTCCGTATCTACGGACGGGATGCTCATCGCTGTACCAATAGGCGCAGTGTCCTCTTCTGAGGAAGCATCCCATAAGTCGAATGCACCAGACTCGCCAGACGCTTGACTCACGCCTATAGCGTCACCAACAACAGCTACTGCAGCTCCTGACAGAACAGAAGCAATGCCTGCTGTTTGTATCCAGCAGTAGTAACTGGCTGTTACAGGTATGGTTGTTACACCAAGAGGTCCTGTGGTCATTGTACCGTCACCATCAATGATCTTGATGTTGGTGTATGGGTTGTATATAAGCCCAAAGAGCGATGATGTTGTTAAAGCTGTTCTTATACCATCTGGCTCATCAAGGGTGATAATAACCGTGTTATCGGCAGATGCGTCATGCGTTGGATGAGACTTGATTCTGTATACCTCTCCCTGTCCCGGCCCATCGTTGCATATCAGATACCCATCTGCATACTGGTCTTTTGTTAGGTCCGTGGTGGGCACTTCAATGCTGATTGTCGTGTCCCCTGCCGAGTGTGCTGCAGTGGCGGCAACGTCCATATCGTGTGCAGCTACCGCGGCAACGCCATCCACAATCTTGCCTGCGGGCGTAATCGCCGTCGAGCTGTTCTTAGCATAGTAAAATACTCTACCATCAGGGGTCACTGCCCTTGTGCCGAGCTTCTGCTTTTGCTCGGAAGTCTCAACCTTCTCTTGTCCATAACTCAAATAAATCGTTGTTGGGAATGCCATAGCAATCCTCCTTATATAACAGGCTCAATGTCCTGCGAATGCCGTTAGTATTTTGTCACTAGGCACGGCATTCTTTACACCTAGCTGGTTGGGTTATAGTACGGGCCTGTCTTAGCGGTACGGGGGGCAGCAGGAGCCTTCTGTTGTTCTGCTACAACCCGCACACACCAATGACATGTACATGTACTACCCGGAGGCCACGGGAAAAGCCCAATACGAGCTTTTCTGTTTACATAGTCAGGGTTGCCTGGGAGGTTCTCTATCTTAGAGCCAACCGCATGAACCACCTCGCCACTAGGATTATATGTAGCCCTGTGGCGATGTAGTGTTACCTTCGGCTGCCACTCGTCTATGTAATTCCACGAGTAACCCTGACCGACTAATTCCTGTCGCAACTCAGTGCGTTCCTTAGTTGTTATTGCCATCAAATACCTCGATTAGCTTGTTGCAGGCGTGGCTGCATCTAATGTTAATGCAACGCCTTTGCTATCATCAAGCTCGAATACCCCATAGTCAGCGGTTATAACGACTTCTGTTGCCCTGAGTGACGCATCTCTTTGTCGCTCAGTTCTGGTGTCTACGCTCTTCAGTACGGCTAAAGCCGACTTGTCTGCACAAACACCGACTGCATCATCGCTGCTATCAATGGTTATGTTGCCATCTTCAAATATTGGCACGCCGTTTATTGGGCGTAACCCGCTGAAGAAGTTGCCAAGTAGGTCTTGCGACCATCCATTAGGTACTGGATATGTGGTCGATGCCGTCACCGCAGTGTTGGCAATGTCCCACACCGCAAATGGGTGCTGAACAATGTAGACCTGTGATCCAAACTTATTGCCCTTGGCGTATGCAACTGTTGCGGACACGTTTGCAAGGCTCATGCTGCGGCCAGCAGAACCGATATCGGTGCTGAAGCCACTATAAAGAGCCAGTACATCCTTGTCCTTCTTGCGTGCCATGCCGTCACCAAGCTGCCTGCCTATGATAGAGAACACATTCTGTGCGCTCTGTCTGGCAAGTTTGTCGGTTATGACAATCTTGGCTCCAACCTCAGCGGCTGTGAGATCAACAGTTGTCATTCCGATATCTTCCTCGTCAATTATGTCCTGACCATCAACGAGATCTGTCATGTCCATCTGTCCCACTTTGGGAACAGTGACCTGTTTTGAACCCTTGGGCAGAGCGAATTGCTCAATCAGGTTCATAGCTGGAGCATTATGCTCCTCTGTGTAACGAGCAGTCGAGATGATGATCCTTTGAGCATTCTCAAGATTACCCGTTGTTGCTGTCTGTGCCATTACGACACCTCCTTAATTAGCGTCATTGCATGACGCGCTTAACGGCATCTATTGCCGCCTGGGAACGATCACCGTTAATGTACGCATCCATTAGACGTTGATCACTGGACGCGGATGCCTGCGCTGACCCTTGGCTATTGTCAAATGCCTGCGCTGGTACCTGTCCTTGCTTTAGCCGCGCATTCTCTGCCCGGAGTTCACGCTCCTGCTTTATGCGCTTTGCTTCCTTTTCCATTTCCGCAGGGGAGTTAGTCTGTTGCAACGCCCGCATATCTGCGATCATCTGCTTATCTGCTAACCCTTCCTTCTCAAGAAAATGCATGGCAGCCATTTGTCTGCCCTCGATGAAGCCCAGCAGATTAGCCGATTCTTCATCTTGTTGCCTAAACTTCTGTTCCTGCTGCACATATCTTCGTGCCTGATCTCGTGCCATCGCAGGGGTGTAGCCTTGCTGCGTAAGAGTTTGCTCATAGCTGCGTGCTGTCTGGCCTATCTGGTCGCGCCACCGCTGTGCTTCTTCTGCAGAACGTCTTTGATGTAACTCATTGAGTTGCTGTTGTTGTTCCGGAGACATCACCTTCTGCCCAGGCTGCGGTGACTCTGGCGGCGCACTAGGCGCAGCCTGTAATTCTCCCGCAGGTGCCTCTACCGGGGTATCACTCGCAGGAGTATCC